CAAGAGATATTACTTTTGATGTGAATTGAATCTTTTCTTGCATTTTGAATATCACCTCCTTTAATGCACAAAATAAAAGAAGCTACAACTTTAAATAGCTTCTTGAACTGGTAAAATATTAAGTTGTTTAGATAGAATGTCTTCAATATTATCATAATCCCAATATGGAATAGTCAATAACTTTATTTCGTTCTGAATACAATATTCTCTTTTTGTTTCATCATTTAACTGTTGTTTTTTAAAAGCTTTCTCTCCTCCAAAATAAGCAACAGGCTTATAATGCTGAATCCCTTGATATTCGATAAGAGTATTATGATTAACAATAATATCAAAATCGAAAGAAAGAGAACCATTTCCTGCTCCATACAAGTCTTTAAAACTTTGTTGTGGGATATATGAGATTTTATTTGCTATAAGACATTCACTTATTTTAAGTTCTCCTATGGATGATACGGAACACTCAGGACATCTAAAGTTTAACGTATTCGTCTCACTTATCTTTCTAAAATAATCATTGTGCTTACCATCTGGACATTTCCACCAAGCTTTTTTAGCAGTATTAAGACTATACTGAAATGGTGATATTTTATTTTTATCACTCCATAGAGAAGACAATCCTTTATCTTCTAATAACTGTCCTAAACTATCTAATGGATGAACCTTTCTACTTGCACAGTATGGGCATCTTTTCCCTTCTAAAAAGTGAGCGCAACTAATCTCATAGCTTGAGTGATAATCTTTTTCTTGGCATACTATCCAAACCTTTTGTTGGGTAGAACACTTACTAATTAACCAAGGATCTACTTCTTGATTAAGCTTATAATCCCAATATTTATCTAAAAAGTCTATACCTGAATTATCTATACCATATTGTGCGAATGAATTACATTTTGTACAATAACTCGAAAATTTTATATTTCTTGTAACGCTTCCGATTGTCCTCAATTCACTTCGGTGTAACCCTCTAGGACATTTAAACCAACATTTTATATTACTCCCATATCCAACTTCTTCTGGAGTATATTTATTTAATTCATAATCCCAAAGGTCTAATATACATTCTTTAGAATTTTCTAAACACCATGTCTTAAAGGTTTTACCTTTAGATAGTAAGGACTTTCTTAATGTCTCGTTTGCATATAGATTAATAGAACATTTCTGACAAAAGTAATTTCCATTTTCTTTAACGTACCTTTTGTACTGACCCCATGCTAGACTTAATATTTCTCCACAGCCATCACACTTTACATCTACAAAAGACATACATCTATCAGTGAGATGTTCGATATTTATCATTACTATTGAACCTTTTATAACCGAATATTTATTTGAATGCCATTTATCTTTAATTTTTGGTATAACATATCCTAAACTTTCAAAATATTTTATATTTCTAGAGTTTAATTTAACTTCTGCCTGTGTTGATATTAATCCCATTTTATTTAATTCCTCCGTAGAATTTATTTTCCGATTATGTAAAATTAGGAAGCAGAAGCTCGGAAGGCTTTGTTTGTCAGAATAACTAAGTGTCGACTCTCAATTCATTCCTATCCCATTTGTTATTATATTCATATATTTTAAAGAGGTTACAAAACATTCCTATGCATATATTATATAACATAACTATTTAATTGTAAAGCATTATAATTATTTAGCTGTTAAGTTTTAGAATTTCCTGGTTTCGGATTTTTACCGCTTTCAGATTTGTTCTTGTCAACTTTTGCAGCATCACCTTCAGGTCTTCCTCCACCATTCTCTCCGGCAGCTTGAGTATTAGGACTAGGTGGTAATAAGAATATATCATCAAGTTTATCTTTATTCTCTTTTTCTTTTCTAGCCTTTTCTTCATCAAAACAGTAATCTAATGAGCTTAAAACTGTTTCTTTTGATAAGAGTCCTTGCGCATAAACCTTTAAGACTTCTTCTCTAAATTTCTCATCACTTTGGAGATTCAGTTTTTCAAATTTAAATTTTGGTATACGATTAGGGGCAATACGCCACTCAGCAGCTTTGTCTTTATTCATTTTTGTTACAAATTCAGCAATTTTAGCTTGAGCATCTTCAATCCTTTTAGCTAATGTCGATAAATTTATGGATGCTTGTGCGTATGAACCTGAACCACCATCTCCTGTTACAACAGCGTTTGAGATACCTATACTAGATAAAATTTCTGTATTACAGCTTGTATACTTATTTTGATCAAACAAAGTCTTAGTATCCAGATTTTTCCATTCACTCGCAACTTCCCAAGAAACTGTAGCTAGTGGAAATCCGTTTAAAGCTGACCTATATATATCTTCAACAGCATTAAGGTCATTATTATTGACTGTTTTCTTATTATCTTTTGACCCAACCCGAACTTCAAGAAAACTTTTAGTCCCATTTAGGAGCTGTGAATTTTCAAAATCAGAAATCAATTGTTTTTTCCCTAATGGACGTAAGGCTTCGCAGATTATGGGCGTGGAAAATTTTTCCCAGCGAGATTTAGTTGATTGAATACAAAAAGTACGACTAGGATCAAGTTGTATATAACACTGGCCTTTATGAATTCCTGCAATAACCTCATCAGGATATCCCAAATAGGAAAGAGCTACAGTATCTAAGAAACTTTCATCTGCTAACGTATAGTTTCTATTAAGTATTTCAGTAACACAAAATTCTAAAATAGGATTTCCGCTTTGAGATATACTGGCAACCCTAATTCTCCAAGGGGCGAAGACATCTATCCAGCCATTCCTTCTATATCCAAATACATTTTGATAAACATAAAAATCATAAAAGCAATCACGAATAAAACAATTTAGATCAATTTCCTCGTAGAACTCCATATATTTCTTTTTTACAACTTCACTAGCTCCTTGTAATTTCCATCCTGACATACTGAAAGGAATTAGAACATTGTTAACACTATTGCTTAAAAGAGGTTCCGATGAATAATAATAAGTACATAGTTCAAAAATACGATTCATATTTGCTTCCTTATTCATTAATAAAATATCTGTGTCATAGCCTTTTAATGAACCCTTAGAGTTAAATGTTCTTTGTTCAAATGTACTTATGTTATTTACACCATTAACTTTTGATGAATTTGCTCCAAAAGAGTAATCTGATTTATCTGGAGTTTTTTGTGCTATATTTATAGTTGCTTTTTTTCTTCTACTTGCTCTACTAGACATTTATTCACCTCCCTTAGTTGATTATTAGAACCTTGAAGCTTTTCCCCAACACGAATCACCAGAACCATTATTATAAAGTTCTCTATTTTCATCCTCTAACTGTGATATATAATCCATCGCCATCCATAAGGATGATCCTCTGTCTTTATGTTGTGTTGTTAAGGCCGTATCATAGAAAGTATTTCCTTTTGTTGTAACTTTAGGGACGATTGTAGACAACTCGAATTGTAATTTATCTGCCTCAAAATACACAGATAATTCCTCAATCAATAGTTCTCTTGGTTTTAATTTATCACCCTTACTTGAATCGTCAGAAGAATCTTGTTGCATTCTTCTTGCCTCAGAAGAGGGGATTGGAGTGTGCAATGTTCCATTTTCAAAATACAATTTAGTCTTCGCAATCATCCTATTATTAATATCGTTACTTCCCCTAAAGAATCTTACAATAGGGATAGCATTATTCCCAGTGTAACCAATATCGTCTCTTACGAATGGCTTGTATTCTACCCCATCACATACATAAGGAAAGTTTAATAGACTGACCACACCTTCTCCAATAGCATTTCCGTCTATTATGCACGACTCTATATTTGAAAACCTGAGACAAGCTTTTCTTACTTCCTCTGCTAATTTTTCTTGTGCATATCCATGAAATGTTCTCATGTAGACGACATACTTATGAAAAGTACCATCATTTTTCTCAATGAATTTTACTACTATTAAACTAGCATTATCAGCTCCATCTGCTTCAGAAGTCGCTACGTCCAAACTTAAGATGTACCTAGATTTTGAATGAGCTGGTTGTTTCAATTCTATATATTTAATATCTCTCTGAGGCTCAGTTAAATCGTACGGAAAGAAAGATCCATTTTGATTGCCTATAAATTTTGCTCCCCACTCCATGTCAAATACGCTTTCAAGCATATTGCTCTTTTCTTCTTCTACAAATTCCTTTTTAATAATCCCTGTTCTAATTCCTGCCTCATAATCTAAAGCACATACAAACTTATTCATATTACCTTTTTTTATATCTTCAACAGAACTTACAAATCTTGAATATAAGTCACATGTCTTAAGATAGGCACTAGATGTTTCAAATAATTTACTGGAAAAATCTTCAAATTTTTGTTCTCTTGCAACATCTCTAGTATATGAAAGCATTGGTCTTAGAGCTTTTTGAATTACAGCAGATTTTATTATCCAACTTTCATCAATATAAATAATTTTTTCTCTCAGTCCAACAATATTACTACCATCTTTTTCCATTGCCTTACACATTATTGTAGAGCTATTTTTAAACTTAATTGTTGCTCCATCCTTCGATATTTTTACAGGAAGATTTATTTCCCTGGCAAAATTAGAATTTTTAGCGGCAATGTCTCTAATATAATTTGCTACTAACATAGCTTGGCTAACATTTCCAGAAACTACCAATATACGATTATCACTGTATAAAATTGCTAACGCACTTAATATCCATGCCATTTTCCACGTTTTACCGAAAGAACGTGACTCAATATCAATAATACTTGTGCAGTTACCACAATTTCTTACGACAATCTTTTGAACATCCTTAAACTCAACAGGTCTCTCAGGGGTTGAGAAATATCGTTCTATGAAAATGTCCAGATGACTTCTGTAAAATGCGATCAATTTTTCCCACTCTTTTGGGTTTTCAACCCCACCTTGTTTAACTACATTATGACTATCTGGACTTTCTCCATTTATTTGTGTCTGATTTTGATTCCCATTTTTTTTGTGTGAATAGTTTGCTGCCATATTACCACCGCCTAATCCAAACTGCTTAAAACATGACGCAAATCTTTGTTTATTCTAGTTATGTCGTCATCTTCAAACTCAATTTTTTCTTGTAGAAAACCATTTTGTTCCAACCATGCAGTTATCTCAGCGAGAGATCCTAAGCCAGCAGTATCGTTCTGTCCGCGCGTCTTCTCAGAAAACTTGGCAGATATTGAGAGGCTATCGAATACTGCTTTAGCTTCCTTATACCGCTTGTCCGCAGAGGCAACTCCATTCATAAGATCAGAAAATGATTCATCCATATTTAAACTAGCTTTTGCTATTTTTTTTGCATAATCCTTATGAATACGGCTGACCACTAAAAAATCCTCACAGGTATCTGCGTAGTAGCTGTCCAACCATGAAATTTGGGCACGACT